GCCTCCCACTTATTGATGTTCTTCACATAGGTCATGCTCTCAGATATAAACCTCTTGGTTCTTCGGTTACCCGTGGGTATACGAGTCTCCTTGTCTGGTTTGATCTCTATCAACCATGTAGAACCATCCTCAAGTACCATCTTCAAGTCCATAAAATATCGATGATATCTCTTGTCAACCTCATATAAGTATGGTATAATGACTTCCTCGGAAGACCACTTCTTTACCTTGGGGTTAGTATCACACCACTTAAATGCGTGTTTCTCCCATAGGGAACGGTACACCACCTTCGTATGGTCTCCCTCATACTTCTTTGTGTTTTTTACTTTATATGTCCCAGAATATGCCATGAAAACCTTATAAATAAAGACAATAGTTTTTAACTTATTTATCGGATTAGTAAAATGGCAGAACCGAATGAAGTGCAGGGTATTGCTGCGGCGAGGGCAGTAAAAGACCTAGAGTACCCTCTCAACAACCCTGACGAGTATAAGGGTAGACTGGTGTTCAATGTCATGGAAGAACCAGAGACCGACTTAGGTAACCTTGCAGAAGCAGCAAGTAATATTGTCAAGGCTGGTGTGGACAAACTCAGTGAAATCACCGGACAAACACCAGCACAAACAAAACAGTCGGTAAAGGAACATAAGAACGGGCCTAATACAAGTGTCCCAATCATAAAAGAAAGACCGTTGATCTCAATGGGAAGACAAGTATCCTTGTATCTACCTGCTGGACTTCAGTATCGTGACAATGTTACCTACGAGAACTTTGACCTTGGTGGTGCGGGTGCTGGAGCAGAAGCAGCACTACAGGGTGGATCAGGTGCCATTGCGGGTTTGATTGAGGGTGGCATGTCAACCCTATCTGCTGGACTAAAGGGTTCAGCAAACAAGGATCTTGCCAAACTAGGTGCGGTCAAACTTGCGATGAAAGGCCCTGACGAAGTCGCGGGAGCATTCAGATCTGCTGGTGGGGTCACAACAAACCCCAATACTCGTGTGTTGTTCAAGTCTGTTGGACTGCGAGAGTTTTCCTTTGCGTTTAAGTTTCTTGCTACCTCTGCACGAGAAGCAGAGGAGATAAAGGAGATCATCAAACTATTCCGAACTGAGTTGTATCCAGACACGATCAATATTCCTGTCGGAACGAGTGAAATCTCTATTGGGTATAGATTCCCCAATAAGTTTCAGATCACGGTTGAGTATGATGGTGATGAGATTGCTACTCGTATCAAACCATGCTTCTTACGAGATGTAAGTGTGACCTACAACAATACATCCATGTCCATGCATGAGGACGGTAACTTTACTGAGATTGAAATGTCTCTGTCATTCCAAGAAACCAGAACGCTCAGTAGAAAAGATGTTGAAGAGGAAGGATTCTAATGACAACAAAGTATTTCAAACCATTTGGTATTGTTCCATATCGATTCGGAGATAACGAACCTGCTGTCATATTTGATAATCTGACCCAGTATGTTGATCTGATTGATTCATTGAAAGATAATATATCATTTTACAATAAGTACACCATAATCAGCGGAGAGAGACCCGACACATTGTCATACAAACTCTATGGTACAACAGATTACTACTGGACATTCTTTCTGTTGAACGATCATGTCCGTCTATCTGGATGGCCTGTGGAGACCTACAATATTTTGACAGAAGCAAAGTCTAAGTATCCGTATCGTATGGTGACCACTAACTCAAACATAGCAACCTCATTTCCGGTAGGTCAGATTGTTACTGGTGTGTCCAGTGGTACGCAGGGTAAGATCATTAAACGTAATCTTGATATGGGTCAACTCGTTATTGACACTTCAGTAACGCCAGGCGCTTACTTTGGTCAGTATCCTAACTCAGTAAACTTTGACCAAACCGAAACCATATCCTATATCAGCGAACAAGATGGAGAGACTTTTACTGCTGCTCTCGTAAAAGCATCTGAACAGTACAATGCAGTTCACCACTACGAGGATGCTAATGGGGTACATCAAGATCTTACTTTGTTTGCCTTTGATAGTCCTAACTCTAGTTGGACACCCGTAACTTATCGTGATAGATTGGAGAGACGAAACGACGAGTTGAAAGAGATCAATGTATTGAAGGACGATGTTGTAGATAAGGTGGTATCTGAGTTCAATAACTTCCATCGTATAGAAGCATAATGCCGAAACTAAATAAATCACAACAGTTTAAGATCACCGAGGCTGCGATCAGTGCAGACCGCATGGGTGGGTTTGAAGCGAGTTTCTTTGATGTCAGGACATCTGTCGCTGAGTTAAACATCTTTGAGAGTCTGGACAAACCTTACTTGACGGGAACAGTGGTTATTCTAGATGACAAAGCACTCTTTGATAAGATTGATTTTCAGGGGACAGAACGGTTTCTGATAGAACTCTCTTCTGCTGAGAACGATCTGGACACAGTCTTTGAACGAGTCTTTATCATGACTGGTGTGGAACGATCCGTAAAGTCCACAGACAACGGTAAGTCTAGCATGTATGTCTTTACCTTACTGGACGAACATGCATTCCTAGCACAGATGAAGAAGATCAGTAAGTCGTTTAGTGGTAAGATTGATGATATCTTGATCAAGTTACTTGCCACTGAAATGAACATGGATATTGACCTATCATATCTACTGAACTCAGAAGGCAATAGAAGCACTCCTGTACAGACAAACATTAAGGGTATTATTCCGAACCTGAATCCATTACAGGCAATCAAATGGTTGACAAGTCGGGCGACCACCATAACAGGGTCTCCATTCTTTACCTATGCATCCATGCATGATGATAACTTACGTCTGGGTAATCTGGATACCATGTTATCACAACAAGCATTCAACTCAAGACTACCTTACACATATAACCCTGCCAACGTGGCTCAGGCAGAGGCCCAGACCGAGTTGGAGAAGACCTTCGCGATTAAAGCAATGAAGGCATCCAAACAAGCAAACACTCTGAAACTAGTACAAGAGGGTGCTTTGTCAGCAGGGTATTGTAACACAAACTTGAATACGGGTCAAATCTTTTCGCAACATCATACCATAAGAAATACCTTTAATCACATGAATCAACAAGGTGTCATTGGCAACAATCAAAATGTCTTTGACCCAGCGTTTACTCTGGACGAAACATTGGTTGATGTTTTTGAACCAAGAATATATCACACCGTGACTTCTAGTGGTACTTACGGTAGATACAAGAGTTATCATGATGAGTTTGATGCTACCAAGTTCAAGAAGAAAGTTGAACGACGAGGTATTCTCAATCACTTATACAAGAACATGATGAATGTGGTGATAGAAGGTGCTGGGTTTATTGTTTCAAAAGCAAGTGTTGGTGATATCGTCAACCTCAAGATCGTGAACGACAACTCTGAACAGGACAAAACTGCAAGTGAAGAAGAGTTGATAGATAAGAGTAAGTCAGGAGACTTTATTATCTACGATACTCGTCATACCTTCTCAGGTACACAACACACGGTATCAATGAATGTGTGTAAGCTGGAGAGACTTTCGTGAGCAGTATCCTTAGTGAGTTTTATGGTGACAACTCCAGATGGTTCATTGCCACTGTCGTAGATGCCTCACCACCATATGGTTTTGAAGGACGAGTAAAGATTCGTGTTCATGGACTGCATACAGAATCTACCAGACTCATTCCTCAGAATGATCTACCGTGGGCCCAGTGTGTCACTCCTACAACAGAGGGTGGAATATCTGGAATAGGTCGTATGCCTCAGTTACAACCCAACTCTTTGGTGTTTGGTATGTTCATGGATGGCAAGAACTCTCAGACTCCTATCGTACTGGGATCACTTCCACACATTGAACTACCTACTCCTGTTCAAAGAGGTCAGGTAGAAGAGGATGTCGGAGAAGATAACAAACCTGAAGGACTATTCCAGTCCATCGTCGCGGCAGTAAAACCCAAAGATGCAGATATTGATAATGAAGATACTGGTGCTGTACAAAACCGAGTATTACAATCGCGACAAAAGACCTCAGTAAAGTTCTTTCTCAACCTTGGGTACAGTGTGAAACAATCAATCGCGATGACTTCGGCATTGACCATTGCGTCCGGTATGAGAACTGGTGTGAATAAACAGTCGCGAGGACTTGCCAACTTCTCTAGAAACAGGTATACAGACTTACAAAACTTCTCAAATGATTTTGGATTCTTCATGACTCAGTTGGCCTTTATTGCCTATGAGTTGAAGGGTACACAAACCAGTGCCAATATTAGATTGTTACAAGCAACTAACTATGAGGGTAAAGGTGGTATCTGTGAGGTGTTCTGTAAGTACTACCTAAACAATGGTGATGCGACATTTATAAAACAAGTCGAACTACAAGCAAGACGATTGGTGGATAGGATAGTCTAATGGCATTGAAAAAATCAGATCTTGATATTGTCTTAAAGGCAGAAGAAAACAAACGATCACTAAACAATGCGGTATATGCTGATACCTCGGTACAGGCAGTAGAAGAGAAGTTTGCCAAGACCACCAGTAAGATTGGTGCGATTGATGGTCAGACCTTGGGTGGTATTAAGAGTCTTGGAGAATCCGCGATATCACCCAATGAAGTTCTCAAGGATGGTGTGGGTAAAATCACCGACAGTATTCCTGGCTTGAGTGGAACAGCAAGTCCTTCTGCTGCACTACCTTCTATTGTGGGACTTCCTGCAATGACTCAGTCAGGTGGAGATACTGCGTCTTCTGCAATGGCAGTGGTAGGTGGTGGTGCACCCCAAGATGTTCAGGAAGCAGTTGATAAGGTAACAACCATCTCCGGTGAATCAATGACGGATATATCCCAGTTCACCGCGACGATTGCAGATAATGACGAACTGTCAAGTATTACTGCTGCTCTTCCTGATCTGAAGATCCCTAGTATTGATGATGTTGTTGGTGAGGTTACTCCGGTTGCATCTCTGAGTAGTGTTGCGGATACTGCCAAGGATGCGGTATCTGATGCCACTGGTATTGGTGGACTGACCGCAAAGTTACCTGATCCCAAGAACTCATTATCTAAGTTTGGTGATGTCAAGGCACTTTCCAAGACCGTATTAAAAGATACCAACTCGGTGGTTGATAAGTTTACGAGTGATGTTTCCGATTTCACTTCAGCCTTTAATCAAAGGACAGAGACTGGATTATCCGGTGTTTTACAGAATGTGGCAGAAAAACTAACCGGAAGTGCGAGTGCCTTTATTCAGAATCTAGTTCCTGGCGGTATCTCTGCGACAGAGAAAGAGAGACAAGAGATCCTTGCTCAGTTTGCAACTAAAGATCCTGTAGAGAAAACTAAAGCAGTCAAGTCATTGGCAAATAAGTCACCTAATGTCTCGGATAGGATGAAAACCGTAATCGCAGAACAAGATGCGACTACTCCTATACTCCTGAACGATAAGGTAGTGAACGAGGCAAACAAACAGGGGGTTCCTGCGGCGGAGGTTGAGGCAGCCACAAACGAGATTATTACTATTGACAATGGTCTTAGTCAACTAGATACCACGATCAGCGGGTCTGTTGTTGTGGATGCAAGTCTGTTTGACGAGGGTGTTCCGGTTGATGCCAACAACGCGAAATGGACTGGTCGTACCACTGGAGATGAAGTCTTCACTTATATCGCATCTGTAGAGGAACTGGACGCTGAGTTTGCGAGTATCAAACGAGATATCACTGAAGTGATTGTACACGCAACCGAATCTTATACTGATAAAGATATTGGTGCGATAGAGATCAACAACATTCACAATGAACTAGGCCATGATGGTATTGGATATCATTATGTTATCCGACGAGACGGTAGACTTCAACGAGGCAGACCGATCAACCGTAACGGAGAACATGCCGTAGTGAATGGACATGATGTATATTCTATTGGTCTCGTTCTGGTGGGGGGTCTAAATATTTCATCGGGGGGAGAAAACCCAACCGACTTTAGATCTGCTCAGTCATTTACACGCGAACAGTACACGACACTTGAAAAGTTTCTACGATCATTCTATCGCAAGTATTCAGGTGGTCAAGTGTTTGGTCATAATGATATTGATGAGGTAGAACTTGATCCATATTTTGATGTGGTAGATTATATTGAGTCGGTATTCCGCAAGACTAATATCACTACTGATCCTGTCAGCAAAGGGCCATTGAGTCCACCGGAGATTGTGAATGACAACTAAGAAGGACAACTACGATTTAAGGGTTGGTAAACTTGGTTCTGGTAACGAGGACACCCTCGGTGTACCCTATGATGGTATGCAAGATCCTACCGGAGAGTATCCCAAGCGAGACTACAACTTTGGTTCGTCTGTCAACCAAGCCGCGCGTGGATTAAAGATAAATGATCTGTATGTGGGTGGTGGTGACTTTGGGGTGTCTCTCAATCTACAACCACAGAGACCATCAGAGTATCCGTTCAACCAAGTACAAGAGACTACTTCTGGTCATGTTATTGAACAGGACGATACGCCAGGCGGTGAACGAGTACTAATCAAACACCGCACAGGTGCGGGTGTAGAGATGAGAGCAGATGGATCTGTTGTTATCTCTGCTGTTAATAATAAGGTAGAGGTCACGGGTGGTGATCAGACTGTCATTGTAGAGGGACACGGAAACCTCGTCTACAATGGTAATCTAAACCTGAAAGTGACGGGTGACTATAATATTGATGTTGGTGGCAACATGAACCTCAATGTCGCGGGTAATAAGGTTGAGGCGATTGAACACAATCACAAGACCACCGTAACGGGTAACTCAACCTACACCACCAAGAAGACCAAGACAACCAAGACGATTGGTACTCATACGGACATCATGTTAGCAGACAACAACCAGTTTGTCAAGTTTGATCAGACAAACTATGTTGAGGGTAATATAGAGATAGCATCAGAAGATAACATCTTTGTGTCCGGTAAGGAGTCCTTTGCGGTATCCTCCAAGAACACCAATATTACAGGTGCGAAGTATGTCTCTGTTCTGGGACAGAAGGGTGCAATCGGTGGTAAGAAGGTTGACTTCACTGGTAATGTTTACCAAGGTAATGAAGGTGCATTGGCAGAATCTTCTGGTGCAATCTTCCACGGTACATTCAAGGGTATTGCAGACGAAGCGATTCGTTCCTATAATGCGAATGTGGCAGATGCAGCCAAGACTGCATTCCAAGCACAGAAGGCCGGAACTGCGGGTTCATTAGGAGCAGCGGGTGCTGCATCTGACCCAACTGTCGCAGAGGCAACTAAGGTACAGGCAGCGATCACAGGTGAAGCCCCACTCACACCTATTCTTGTGGTCTCACATGCAACTTCAGGATCATACGCAATCAAGAATGTCGTGGTGGATGCGGGAGACACTCTGAAGAACAAGATCCTGTTGACCGATGATTACGAACAGGTGTTTGATAAGATTCCGACAACCCAAGAGATTCGATCAGCCTTCCGTAACTCTAGTACACGAGATAAGGTGGGTGGTATTCTTGTTTCCGAAGAAAGACTGAACCCAGACTATCAATCAAAAACACCTCCTGCCATCGGTAGGACAGTAAAGAAATCACCATCATCTAGATTTGGATTTGAACCTATTGGTAATGCGGTAGAGAACAGAGGGAAGAGATTTACACCATGATAGTATTAGTTGATCCGGTATACAATCCAGAGTTCCGCAGTGACATAAACTCTTCAACCAGACTTGCGCCTGGGATTACCATTGCCAAGTTCCTTGGTGCGTATGGTGACAGAACATCTTTCAATCATGTGGCAAGTAAAGATTCCAGACTACAGATTGCTCGTAACCTGTACATGCAAGCAGAGGCCATGAGGATTATCAATGGCAACACCGAGAACTTCAATGATGTCCGACTGATCGTATCGGAAGGTGTCTTTGACCTAAAGACTATTGATCTGTCTGATGATGCGATGGGTAAAAAGGGTAACGGTAGATTAGTATACTATCAAGTCATTGATAGAGAAGGTAATATTGACCTAGAGAAGACCTTTGATGTTGCCGAGTATTGGAAGGATTACATCAACTTTGGTACTCTCTACTTGGACTATGACACATACAATATTGATGGTAGTGTGACAGCACAGATTGGTCTGGAGTTTCCGAATATGCCAGCGACATTTGATGTCACCTTTGATCGTAATGTAGAAACTTATTTCAATAATGAGTTGATGAGTGGTGACGAATTAGTAGAAATCAAAGAAAAAGATTAAATAAAAGGTTATAAATAGTACTATGGCAATACGTAGAGCATTCGCACAAGAAGATAGAGATCTCCAGACAGCCTCGATTAGTACTACGAGGGTGCGGGACTATGTCGATATTGATTTGACTTTTAAGGCAAAACCTTCTAGTGGAGAGATCTTCAAGAAGAATGGTGCTGCATCAGTCAAACAGGCGATCAAGACACTAGTTATGACCAATCTCTTGGAGAAACCTTTTCGTCCACGATTTGGTGGTAACATAAGGGCACAACTGTTTGAGTTGGCTGACCGTGGCAAGTCTTCAGTTCTGCGTAGAAATATCATACAAAATATTCAGGTGTTTGAACCAAGGGCAGAGATCATAGATGTGATCGTGAATCTGCAACCTGATAGACATAGTTTAGATGTAACTATTAAGTTTAAGGTAGTAAATACTGATGAGGAAGTCGAGTTTACTACCACACTAGCAAGGTTAAGATAACATGGCAACAACAATCAAATCCACATCATTAGACTTTGATGCGATTAAGAATAACCTCAAGACTTTTCTTGCTCAGAAAGAAGAGTTTCAGGATTATAACTTTGAGGCATCTGGACTGTCTAATATTCTAGATGTTCTGGCGTACAATACCCATTATAATGGTTTGACCGCCAACTTTGCCTTGAACGAATCTTTCCTTGGGACTGCACAACTGCGTAGTTCTATCATCTCATTGGCAGAGGGAATAGGATATATTCCAGACTCAAAGACTTCCTCTCAAGCAATCATTAAGATGTCCATTAATCTTAGTGGTGTGGCAGATCGTCCCAATACGGTACAATTAAATGATGGTTTCAAGTTCAATGCGACTGTCGATGAAACGGAGTATGTGTTCCAGACCATAGAAGACCTTACTGCCACAGATAACGGTGAAGGTCTGTATATATTTACTGACGCCTCTGGGGAAAGTAACATCAAGGTCTACGAGGGAACTCAACGAGTCAAAACCTTCCTTGTGACCCAACAAGAAGAGAACCCAGTCTATATCATACCCGATACTGAGATGGATATTTCTACTGCGGTTGTGCGTGTATATGAGTCACCATCTTCTTCTCAGTTTACTACATATACCAACCTATTGTCCGCTACGACAATCAATGCTAACTCTACTCTATTCATATTGAAAGAATCTCCTAATGGATTCTTTGAACTGACCTTTGGTAATGGTACAACATTGGGTCGTTCACCAGCCGCTGGTAGCAAGGTTACGGTCACCTATCTGGCATCAGGTGGTAGTGCTGGTGATACTGCCAAGACATTTGAACCTCAGAGTCCAATCACTGTTGCTGGTGTATCGTACAACGCATCAGTAACTACTGTCGCCAATGCTGTTGGTGGTGGTGAAAAGGAATCTATAGAATCTATTCGTCAGAATGCTCCCTTCCAGTATGCATCTCAAAACCGAATGGTAACAGCCGTAGACTATACCGCACTGGTACTACAAAACTTCTCAACACTGATCAAGGACATCACATCCTTTGGTGGTGAAGAAGCGATCAACCCAGTCTTTGGTTCAGTCTTCATATCAATACTATTCAACTCCGATGTTGATGACACTACGATACAGGTAACAAAGGACTCTATCATTGATCTTGCCGCACAGTTATCTGTCGCATCATTTAATGTACAGTTTGATGATCCAGTCAAGACCTTTGTTGAGACCGAGTTATTTTTCCAGTTCAATCAGAACCTCACAACTCTGTCTCGCAACACGATTCAGGACAATGTGACTCAAGCAGTGTTTGATTATTTTGATACGAATACGGGTAACTTTAATCAGTCATTCCGACGATCAAATCTATTGACTTTGATTGATGATGTTAGTCCTGCGATTCTATCGTCCCGAGCCACAGTGCGTATGCAGAGACGGTTTACTCCGACATTGACACTAGCACAAGATCATGTAATGAGATACGCGACAATTATTGCAATCCCTGACGATGTAAACCATGTGATTACATCTACCGCTTTTACATTGCAAAATAAAACCTGTGTGTTAAGAAATAAACTCGGAACGAATAAACTAGAGGTATTTGATCAAGATGAACGCGCAGTCATTGTAGATAATGTAGGAGACTACGATGGGGATACCGTCAGAATCGTTGGTTTGCGTATCGACAACTTTGTTGGTTCCGATCAGTTCATTAAGGTGTCTGTAACTCCTGCCAACCAGAGTGCCCTGACTCCTCTAAGAAATGATGTCTTGGAGTTTGATGGTAGTAGATCATTCTCTCGTATCGTAGACGTAGAGCCTGGGGTTACTAACTAATGGGAACCAAGAACGATGATACTTTATCGGATCTGAATAGACGAGATATTGCCTTTCCTAAGCACCATGTATCAACGGTGTTACCGGAGTTCTTTGGTTCTACCTATCCTAAACTGATCACTCTATTAGACCAGTATTACGAGTTTGAAGATGGGAGTGATTCCCCTGCTCGACTTGCAAATGACTTGTTTTACAACCGAGACATTACTCAGGCAGACCTTGATCTTCTGTCTTATATTGAAGATGAACTCTTACTGGGTCAGTCGTACTTTGAAGGGTTTGCAGACAAACGGGCTGCGGCAAAGTATTCAAATACTCTGTATCGTTCTAAGGGTACCAAGTATTCTATTCAACAGTTCTTCCGAACCTTCTTTAGTATTGACCCCGAAGTGATTTATACTAAAGAACAAGTATTCAAGGTGGGTGAAACTGGATCTGAGATTGGTTTTAACTCTCAGAAGTTTATCACTGACAACAAATTATACCAGACTTTCGCTATCCTTGTCAGGTCTGAAATCGCGTTTAATAAGTGGAAAGAACCTTACAAACTGTTTGTACATCCGGCTGGTATGTTTGTTGGTAGTCAGGTTCAGATCGTATCTGCGGTAGAAGATGCTCTGACAGCCCCTCAAGTTATTATTGCACCTCCACCACCTATTGTGATAGAGAACAATGCAAGTTTTGGTGAACTAGCAACTCTTGATTTGACCGCATTGGTGGATGACCTATATAGTGATTCAGATGGTATGTTATCAAGAATTAACCCAGTACTTACTGATTTGAGAACATTCTCTCTTGATCAGATTCAAACAATTGAGAATCAGTATTCTTCATTGCGTGAAGCGCAGACTGCGACATCACCCACATTCGATGATTCGGATCAGTTTGAGACGAATGGTATGGATATGAGTAATAACTTCTTCTTTGAGACGATGGATCAAGAGAAACATATTTTCTATAGTGGTGATTCAGATCAGTATGTAAAACAATTGCTAATTGGCACCTAAAACCCTTATAAATATATAAAACAAACGGATTAGAAAATGGCACGACAAACTATAAATCGTGGAACAACAGCGAATGATGGTACAGGGGATACCCTGCGTACTGCTGCCCAGAAGATTAATGAGAATTTCACTGAATTATATTTATCAGTGGGTGGGGATACTGCATCAGTATCCTTGACTGAAGGTGGTGTTCTATTTGAAGGACAGACTGAAGACGCTTTTGAGACTCTGTTGCAAGTCGTAGAACCGACTGCGGATAGAAACATCTACCTTCCAGATAGCAGTGGTACGATACTCCTAGATTCGGGTGTACAGACTCTGACGAATAAGACTCTGACAGCTCCTGTTTTGACATTACCACAGATTAATGATACCTCTCTTAATCACCAGTATGTTTTTGGTGTCAATGAACTTTCGGCAGACCGCACGATAACTCTACCTGCTCTTGGTGCTAGTGACACATTTGTATTTGCAAATGCGACTCAGACCTTGACCAATAAGACTATTGATGCACTTACATTCTCTAATCCAACACTTCACGGTCTGGCCAATGGTGGTTTACTATTGGACAGTTCAGGTAATGAATACACAAAGTTTGCGAATGTTTCTAATGCAGTGAACTTCCTAACAATCACCAATGCTGCGACTGGTGGTGGTGCTGCACTTGATGTAGATGGAGACGATGCTAACATCAGTCTTAAAATAGGTGCCAAGGGTACTGGTGCTGTAGAGATTGTAAATAAACTAGTTCTTGAAAAGGGAACAGATGTTGCATCTACCACGGCAATTGATCTGACCGAACCACTGACTATCTTCAACTCCGGTAGTAAGATTGTTCCTACTATTGCTGATGGCACTATCCAAGGAGAGTCTAAGATATTTTCAAATGTTGGAGCGGGTGAAGTAAACCTAACTCCTGTGGGTGGCACATCAAATATCTTTGGTATTGACTCTGGTAATGGGTTCATTAAATTTCTTGAAGGTCAGGGATGTCATCTGGTCTGGAATAACACAAAAAGTAAATGGTTCTTCGTGGCCAATAACGGCACGGTAACAGGGTAATAAAATGGCGATTGTAACTAATAGACTAAAAAAGCAAGTTATTAAGAGTCTTCAGGCTGACTTTAATCTTGCGTCTGAAGATTATTATGCGGTAATTGGTCGTTCCGAAGATTGGAACGACTCTGATATTGCACCCACGGCAATAAATACTCAGAGAGAAGAGCGAAACTTTAGGTTATCTGCTCAGTCGGGTAAGGCCATTGTTGACCTATCCTTTGTTGTACCACGATATAACTGGTCATCCGGTGCAATCTATTCAGCATATGATGATGCACAAGTTGGTTATCCAGCACAAACATACTATGTAATGAATGACAATAACCAAGTATACATGTGTATTCAACAGTCTATGAATGCTGCTGGAAACGCACAGGTATCAACTGTACAACCTTCCGGTAATACAACGGGTGTTCCGTTTGATACTGCTGATGGTTATATTTGGAAGTTCTTATACTCTATTAGTGCATTGGATGCAACCAAGTTTGTTTCTGCCAACTATCTTCCCGTGAAGTTACAAGGTGCGACTAACCCAGATTCTCCTGCTCCTGATGTTGAACAACTTGCTGTACAGACTGCTGCGATTTCTGGTCAGATTGTAGGTTACTATGTAGACTCCGGTGGTGCTGGATATACATCAGATCCCACTATCACCGTTGTAGGTAATGGCACGAAGGCAAAGGCTGGTGCGACTACCTCTGGTGGACAGGTTGTAAAGGTAGAACTAATTGATAGTTCTGGTTCTTACACATTAGGTTCTGGGTATGACTATGCCAATGTTGTTGTATCAGGTGGTGGATCACCCAGCAAACCCGCAGCGGTAAGAGCAATCTTATCAACTCCTTTAGGACTTGGAGGTGATCCAAGAGATGACCTTCGTTCCACTGCAATTATGTTCAACGTAAAACCAGAGGGTACTGTTAATGGTGACTTTATTGTAGGAAATGACTTCCGTCAAGTTGGTTTGATGAAAGGATTAAAGGATTCTGCTGCTGGTGTTGACTTCACTGAGGCCAACGGTAAATTTCTAAAGCAACTAGACCTCTCTAGTGTAACGAGTGGATTTACTGCTGATAATACAATCCAAGGTGCTACTTCCAATATTAAGGCACTGATAGATAGAGCAGACTCTGGAGGAAACGGTGGTATTTGGTATCACCAAACCGAAGAAACTGGATTCGGTGACTTCGCTGCTGGTGAGAACATTACAGAAATTGATGGTAACGGAGCAGGCGTATTGAATGCTTCTATTACTCCTTACATAGACCCTGAGATTGATGCGTTTTCCGGTGAACTTTTGTATGTTGATAACCGTGCTGCGGTTACTCGTTCAACAGATCAGACCGAAGATATCAAAATCGTAATACAAATATAATAAGGTATAGAGATGCCAAATACATTTACATCTAACGTATTCTCCACCACATATAAGGACGATTTTGTTGATAGTGACAACTATCATCGAATACTGTTCAATAGTGGTCGTGCACTACAGGCACGAGAACTCACTCAGATGCAGACAATCATCCAAGAAGAGATTGCTCGTTTTGGTCGAAATATCTTTAATGAAGGTGCTGCGGTAAATCCCGGCGGGCCTAGTATTACCAGTGATTTCGAGTTTATCAAACTAAACACAACTACCAATGTATTACCTGCTGATACTACAACACTGTTGGGTACGGAGTTCACTGGACAAACCTCTACGGTAAAAGCACGAGTACTGAAAGTAGTTGCTGCTGAAGGTAGTGACCCAGATACATTGTATGTGCAGTACACCAACACTAGTGGTGCGACAGCGGGTGAGAATCCAATCCGCATGAGTGCGAGTGAAGATATTTCCAATGGTACGGTAACTCTTACGGTACAATCAACAAACACTGTGGCAAACCCTGCGGTTGGTCAAGGGTGTCAGATCTCAAGTTCTGCTGGTGATTTCTTTACTCGTGGCCACTTTGTATTTGCAGCACCACAGAGTCTTATTCTATCTAAGTACACTCGGTATCCGACTGCTGTTGTTGGTTTCAAATCAACAGAAGATATTGTAACCGTATCCGATGACCAAGCACTATATGATAATCAAGGTGCAACACCAAACCTATCATCGCCTGGCGCTGACCGATATCGTATCAAACTTACTTTAACAACACAAAATGCACTTGCTTCTGATGACAACTTCGTTTACTATTGTGATGTTGTCGAAGGTAATATTGTTGACCAAGTATCATCGATTTCTGATTTGAACAGTCCGGTCAAGTTACAAGCACAAGGAAGATTTGAAGAATCTGGTAACTATATTATTAATGACTTTACGGTAGATTTCCGAGACTCTGATGCAAATATTCAAGCTGCTGTATCAGATGGTACTGCCATCGTTAATGGTTATCGTGCGGAGGCAAACAAACCAGAAAATTTAATCATTCCCAAACCAAGAACTACTGTTGATATTGCCAATGAGGTTGTAGGTATTAGTTATGGACAGTATCTGATTTGCAATACCTTAAAAGGTAAGTTGGATGTCAGCACATTTGCTACAGTAAATTTACGTAGTGCAACAAATTATGGTGGATCTACTATTGGTACTGCAAGAGTGCGTTATGTTCTACAAAAGGGATCAAACTTCCATGTCTTTCTATTTGACATCAGGATGAACTCTGCACAAGCATTCCGTAACGTACAGTCTTTAGGTACAGGATCAGCGGACTATGCTAATCCTGTCTTAGAATCTAGTAAGGCCGTCATCAAAGAGGCTGGCAAGAACAACCTAGTATACCCTTTACCTAGATCAAGACCTCGTACTTTGAGTGATGTAGATTTTGAAGTTCAACGTATTAGAACAGGAACATCGAATGGTTCAGGTCAACTAACCCTCTCGTTGTCTACTGCTGGTGAAAGTTTCTCAGCTACAAGTGAGTGGATTGCTACACGTGATGATACTGGTGCAGTGGTTTCTATTACTGCTAATGGTGCTGGTACACAATCAACTACGATATCTGGTCTTCCTAATAGTACTGCTGTCACGATATACCTGAAGGTCAACAAGGCACAACCTTCTGTTCGTCAGAAGACTTTGGTGAATACAACCGCCACTGCGACAGTTTCTACTGATAGTCTGACAGGAGCGAAATATGTAGATCTAGGTAAATCTGATATCTACAAGATAGGTTCTATCAAAGCGGGAGATTCAGACGGTGCAGATCTTTCTCACTTCTTTACTCTTGACAATGGTCAACGGCCAGGGTACTATGCCAATGGTCGTTTGATATTAGACGAAGCAGCATCAACTCCTGCTGGTAATATTTTCAGTCGTTTCGTTCACTTTACTCACGGTGCGGGGGACTACTTCTCAGTAAACTCTTACACTGGTCAGGTTAAATATGAGAACATTCCAAATTTCTCTACTGGGCCACGAACTTCAGTGAATCTACGTGATGTCATTGACTTCCGTTCATCGGTTGACGCGAATGGACTCTTTACTGGTGCTGGTGCACAAGTAAATGAAATTCCGACAAACGGTGATGTATTCCAAGCGGATGCTGAGTACTACCTACCTCGTTCAGACAAAATTGTCATAAACACGAGCGGTGAGGTCAAGAACATCTTGGGACAGCCAGGATTCTCTTCTCAGATTCCACCTACACCAGAGAATACTTTGGCATTGTTTGAGTTGGAACATAACGCATACGGTCTTAATGACTCTGACGCTGTTATAACTCCAGTTCTTGCAAAGCACTATAGCATGAAAGATATTTCTGAACTGGAACAACGTATTGACCGACTAGAGGAAGTCACCTCTTTAAGTCTACTTGAAGTTGAAACATCTTCATTGTTGGTTCTGGATGGCAGTGGTGCCAACCGCATCAAGTCTGGATTCTTTGTTGATAACTTTAAGGATCGTGGATTCTCGGATGTAATGAATCCCGAATACCGTGCTGGTATTGATCCCACTAAGGGATTCTTATCCACACCAACACATGAAGATAATGTGGCACTTGTTTATGATAGTGCTGCATCGTCAAACACTATTCTGAAAGGTGATACGGTATTCCTCAAGTATGACCATAAAGTCGCGATCAAGCAAACCTTGGTTTCTGGTACAGAGAATGTTAATCCATTCGCGGTTATTACGGGTGAAGGTACTATAACACTTTCCCCTGCTTCGGATGAATGGCAAAGCACCAAATACAAACCTGTTAATATTATTAACCGTAGAAGGACAGAGACTTACGACCTAAACGAAGGTAGTCTGGCAGACGGTACCGCTCAAGATAGAGGTTTTGAGGAACTAGACAATCAGTGGGTTTGGACAGAAGGTGCGTGGATTCCAGCAACAGGTGGTGGAGATCCTTCCTTTGCACAAGCTGGTTTGGCTGGTACTTTTGATGTAAATCCCGGTAACGAGATGGGTCAGGGGGGCGGCACTTTTTATGATGCTGGCAATAACTATTCTGAGACTTATGAAAGCGAGCTTTACGCTGGCATGAATCCGATGGGTCGCAGCAGTCGAGGTAGTTCCCATCAACAACAGGGTGGTTATAGAGAACAAGGTACTTGGAACTGGCATGGTAATGACCAACAGAGAACTTCAAATGGTATCAATCAATCTAATGTCTCTGTATTCAGACAAGGTGATTATACTCATGCCAAACGTTCATTCTCTCAGAGTATTGTAACTGGTTCTAGAACTGTTCGTAAGAAGGTTGGTGATAAAAGTGTATCACTCACTTTCTTGCCGTTTATTCGTTCAAGAAAGATCTCCTTCAGAGCAGAGGGTCTAAAACCTAATACTCAATTCTTCCCATTCTTTGATGGTAAGGATGTGAGCAGTTTCTGTCGCGAAGAAGCCTTCGCTCGTTATGCGACAATTCGTGGTGCTGGAAGTTATCTAGGTAATGAGTTCCGTCATAGTTTTACCCATCCATCAGGGTCAAGCGACCTGATCTCAGACACTAATGGTACAATCACGGGTTCATTCTTTATTCCATCATTCGCGGGGATACGATTCCGTGCTGGTACTCGTACATTTAAGTTACTTGATATCAACAAGGATAATGATGCTGCGTCATTGTCTCGTGCTTCTACGAACTATACCGCACAGGGTACTCTAGACACCAGACAGAAGACCGTCACATCTACTCGTGTCACAACGAAGATAACTCGTAGATGGACAGAGACTACTAGGGTTAAGAATCGCGATCCATTGGCACAGACATTTACGGTGACTAAACCAGCGGGTATGTATGTGACTAAGGTTCAGACTTACTTCAAGAGTAAGGACACATCTGTTCCTATCGAACTACAGATTCGACCTTTGGTTAATGGTGTTCCGTCTGCTATAGATGTTATTGCTAATGCGAGTAAGTTCCTGAATCCTTCTTCAGTAAATATACCTGCATCTCAGACACAGGCTGCGGTACTTGCTGCTCCTACGACATTTGAGTTTGATGAACCAATCTTCTTGAATCCAGATACAGATTACTGTATTGTGTTATTGACAGATTGTGACAACTATGAAGCATATGTTGCAGAGACCTTCGCATTTGAACTGGGTTCAACCGAGAAGAGAATCTCTCGTCAACCGTCTTTAGGGTCTTTGTTCAAGTCTCAGAATGGTAAGACTTGGGAACCCGATCAAACTAAAGACCTTTCATTCCAGATCTTCCAAGCAGACTTTGATACTTCAGGTGGTTATGCAGTATTTGAGAATGGTGAACTTGAGAAGGATGATTGTGATAGACATCCGTTATATGTTGTGAGTGGTGATGCTACCGTAACATTGTTTATACCTAATCATGGATTTGATGTAGGTGATACAATAAACATCTCTGGTCTGACAGACGGTACATCATACAATGGTATACTTGGTAGTAATATAAATGGTAACCGATCTATCACAGCGGTTGACGCATTTGGACTACGATTTGAGGCTGGTAACTCGGACACCGCGACTTCTTCTGGTCGTGTGGGTGGTGATTCCATTATAGTGGATCGTCAAGTGCAGTTTGATATGTGTATTCCAAACTTCACTACGTTGCAACCCGATGATACTACTATATCTTACTCAGCCAAGTTTACCTCAGGCAAATCTCTGGCGGGTACTGGGCAGACTAGATATCAGAAAGATGCAAACTTTGATAACGATATAGTGGTAGGTTCTACGAACTACTTCTCAGCACCTAGACTGGTTGCTAAAGTAGCAAATGAAACTAGTGAACTAGGATCAGGTGTTAAATCGACTACATTCAAGGTAGATATGAATACAACACGTGGTGATGTATCTCCTATCATTGATGGTCAACGAGCATCTATAACCACGATGAACAACATAATTGACAATCAAGCATCATCTGCTGCGAGTGGATTCAATGTCCCACTGACATTCGCCGAGGAGACTAAATCGTTTGGTGGATCATCTCCATCGAAACACATCTCTTCTGTAATCAAACTTGAAGAAGATGCTATAGGATTGAAGATTATGTTGGCGGCAGTAAGACCTAGTGGATCAGAGTTTGACATGTATTACCGTGTCGCGAATGATGGTGAAGATATCTTCGATGTAGATTATACTCTACAGGAAGAGGAGACAGATATAGCACCGGATGCTAATAACTTCAGAGAGTATCGATACTTGGTAGGGGGTGATGATGGATTTACAACTCAGACATTTACTCAGTATCAAATCAAGATTGTTATGCGATCCAATAACTCTTCAGCCGTACCAGTGTTCAAAGACTTACGTGCAATCGCAATGGCAACATAATGACAACCGATAAGTTAATAAAGGTTGATGGTAATGCTGGATTAGCAAGAGATCCTAAAACGGGTGCTATTATTAATATAAATAGACAAGAGATAGTGAACGCTCGTGCTGCAAAGAAACGAAGAAAAGAAAAAGACCAAGAGTTGGAAGATCTAAAAAATGAAGTTGGTGAGATAAAAGAACTCCTCAATAAACTAGTAGAGAAACTGTAATGGCGACTAATCCTCCTACAATCACATCGATTCTGGATACCTTCACAACGTTGGTAACCAACCAAAATCGTGTATCGTTAGACTTGGGTGCAACAGGACGTTTGAATACAACACAAGATTCCGATGCGGTTGGAGCAATCAACGAGCTAGAACTGGGTATTAGAGGTACTTCAAACAGACTTGTTGAATCAGATTTATCAATTGCAGGTTTTACAGCAAATAATGTTGTGTCTGCACTGGTAGAACATGATGTAGATATACATGGTGCTGGTGGAGGTACGGCTTCTTCTGATCTGACTACTGCCGCAAACGACATTGT